CGTGAATTAACTCGGCATTGGCAAGTATCAGGCTGACCTCATCCTTGATGACGTCGGTTGATACGCCCCTGGCTCGTGCATTGGTCGCAAAATTTGCGAGACAGCGCCTCACCAGGAGGGAAGCAGTCCCTTCAAAGACTTCTTTGATAGACTGCATATGTATCCAGGGAGTTTCCTCCCTGAATATCTTCCGCAATTCGGCGTTTGACCGATGGAAAGATGGAGATCCGATACCGCCCAGTTTTACTGGGAGATATCGGGTTGACAAAAGGGTGGGAAGGTAGCCTTCCATCCTTTGTTCGAAGCGTGCCGAGGCCATGGGAACCATGGCCTCGAAGCCGCCGCCGAGCCACGCCAGCATGCCTTGCATCTGACGTGCCTTGCCAATGGCAGGGTTTGGCTCATCCTTCCCCTCGCATTCTTTCGAGCAAGGGGAAAACAGCCGTACCTTCATCGCATCGATGTGGGGCTGCTCTAGATATGGGCGCTTATGCAAAGGAGTCTCGACTCCCCATATAAGCTTGCTATCTAGTCCTACTGTAAAGAGCATCTCTTCACAGTAGAATGCACCTCTAGTACTTAAAAAGTTCTGAGACCAGGAAACGGACATTCCGTTTAAACCGTGGTTCAGCGTAATACGCTGAAGGTACTTCTTTGGGCCTTGACCAATGTGGTCATCCCCAGAACAGGCGAAATGCCTCCACTTCCGAGTGGCGGCTCCCTTTCCTGTGCTTAGACGGGTGTAAAACACCTCGTCCGAAGCCCCGAGTAATCCCATCTCGGATCTGAAGAAGGCTTCCCACTCTGCACAGATATTGTGCAGAGTGAGAACCAACTTTGCGCCAGGATCACCCATAAGGATGCCCCTGGTGGTGAGAGCGTCTCGGAATTCCCCGAGACCATTCTCATAGCGTCGCGGCGAATTTAAAAGCCTAGACGACGCAAGGAGGTAGCTGGAAGTTTCTCCCAGCCCCTCCATGTAACCTTCGACCATTTCGGCCGAATACTCGTGCGTACAGAAATCTGTCGCCGTGGTAAGATCACTACTTAAGAAGTAAGTTTTCTGGTTTGTGACAGGGCCCGCATTGCGTAGCCTTTTCACCCATTCATACAGCTGCCAGCCTCGAGTGAGGCCAGCCGTAACTGATGGATGGAGTTTAGCCATACCTAAGAGGTGATGGCTAAACGGTTGGAGGAAGATTGTTAGCCAATCTTCACCAACGGTAACAACCCGGGACTTTGCTCCCGGTTCGCCAATCGCACTAGCCTTAATAGACGGTGCGATAAGACCAGTTCTAAGCTGGTCTTCCGTTTTGTACGGGGTTCCTAGCAAACATTGATTTGCTAGTCCCTCTTCTATCGACCACTGCAGTAACTGGTAGCCTGTTACTGCGTCGAGACCGTACAGCGGATCCTCGTATTTGAAGTTCTCAAAGTCAAGGACCATGTTCTCGGCGCTTTCGCCGAAAACATTGTGCGGACTGTGTACAGGGGCTTCCCTGCACATCGTCTGCCACCTAGGCGTACCTGCTTTCAGCAGATACGGCTGGCCAAACCAGGTCTCCGCTGAGGAGTCATGGTCTGGCACGAAGTTGCACCAGGTCCGGAATTTTACCGCGACCTCTGCAGCCCTTCCTCCTTCCTTCACGCTCGAATCAATCGAGGCAGATGAGGTTAAGGAAAGGTGACCCAAACTTTTGAATTGTTTGGGCTTCAACTCACGAACCGAACGTCCGAACAGGACGCATATCCGTCTCAAGATTTTCTTGCGGATTTCGGTCGTTACGGGTTTTGAGCATAACGTCTCCGCGTGCTTACGCAGAGACTGCTCCCTCGTAGTTTTGCTACCTGCAGGAAAATTCCTGCCTGTAACTAAGTGAAGAAGCCGTGTTGACTCGGCTTTCGACACTACCCC